ACGGGAGCCGCTCACTCGTGACGTCCAGGTAGAAAATGTCATCGCTGCCCAGCCCGGTGCTGGCAACCGGGTACATGCCGTGCGCCTTGAGCAAGGCCAGTGCCGTGGCGCCGACCGGTGTGCTGCCCGGGTTGGTCATGCTGGCAAAGGCTGCGCCGCTGCCGCACACCAGCGTGTAGGCTGCCGTGCCGCTGGTGGCGTACTTGACGGTGTTGGCCGATCCCGGCGTCACCAGGGCGCCGCTGGAGCCGTCGATAGCCTTCCAGGCGCTGGAGCCCGAAGCGAAGTCGGTGGCGTTCAGGGCGGCGTCGTTGTTGGCGATGATCTGAATCTCGCCAGCATTGATGCGCATGCCTGGCGACCACTCCCAGATGTTGCCGCACAGGTCAGCAATCCCCGTCGAGTTGCCGTTGTGACGCCACGACACCGGGCCCGATCCGGTCTGGGTGCGCCCGGTACCGGATGCCACGCCAGGCAAGCCACCATCGCCGCGACGGCCGCTTTCCCAGGCGGCGTCGTACGCCTTGCCCCAGTTGGTATTGCCGCGTGGGTGAAAGCCGTTGGCCCGGGCCTGGACGCCGACGCCGGCCCATTCGACATTGCTCATGCAGTGAAAGCCGGTACCACAGGCCCGCGCATAGGCGACAAACTGGTCATGGTTCAGCGTGTTGGCAGGATCCTGGCCAGGCAGGCTGAGCAGCTCGCCATTTTTAACCACGCCCGGGTAGGTGCCGGCCATGATCTGGCCCTTGGCCACACCGTTGACGGTGAACATCGGGTGCAGGCCAGAGGGCAGGCCTGCGTCCACATCGGGGCCATTGAAGGCGCCGATGATATTCATGAAAGTGGGTTGGTTCAGCGCGGTGTAGAGAACGGTCTGCGCGCCGCCGCTGGCGGCCTCGATGCTCATGCGCAGGGAGTCGGGGACGGAAATAGTGAGGGACATGATGGTTCCTTAAGGTGCGGGTGCGGGAGTGGGCGCTGTCGTGTCGGGCAGCGGGAAGAGTGTCAACGTCGTCTGGCCGGCGTGGCAGGCCAGCACGGCGGCGATCACCGGCGGCGTGCCGGGCTCGAACTGCAGCGCGCTGCCGGTCCAGTAGACGGTGTCAGAGTTGCTGTTCGGCCGTGGCAGGGTCGGCAGCGTGAGCGTCGATTCCTCGTAGGCCAGCGTGACATAGCCGGGCGTTTCGGTGGCGTCTGCGATCGGCGCAGTGCCTTCGGGTCGGATGATTTCCATGATGATTCCTTATTGAGCGGTGGGGAAAATGGTTTTCCAGCGCAGGCTGGCGCTGGTGGCAGATCCGGTGATGGCGAGAACAAATCCGTTTGTGGCGCGGCTTTGCACCTGAATTTGCCCCTCAGCTCCGAGGAATGGTGCGGCGCTGTCGCACTCGACGACCACCTGGTAATTGGCATTCAGGTATGCCCTTGGCAGGGTGACGGCCACTGAGGCGTAGGTGCGCGTGAATTCATTGCTGGCAGACTGGGTGACTGTGCAGGTGCCGGTCTGCGTTTTGTAGGCGCTGACGTCATCGATGCGGCGCTGCGCCAGTGCTGCCAGGTCAACCGCGGCGGCAAGCCCATAGGCCAACTGGACGACGGTCGCGGAAACTGCCGCGTCTGCCACAGCGCCGGCCGCCTTGGCAGTGGCGTCCGCTGCAGCGGCGGTCAGCACCGAGCTGTTGGCGGTTGCCTGAGCGGTGCTGACGGGCTTGGCACTATCGGCTGTGTTGTCGACGTTGCTCAGACCGACGTCGGCCTTGACTATTCCGGTTGGCGATGTGATCGCCGGTGCCGTCAGGGTCTTGTTGGTCAGTGTGGTGGCGACTGAGTCAAAGTAGGACTTGAGGAACGCTTTCAGGTCGGTGAACGTCAGCCAGCGGCCGGTGCCTGTCACCACATCCCTGATGGCGACCTTGTCGGTGTCGACTGGCGGCGTCTTGTCGGCAACCGTCAGCAGGAAGGCGTTGGAGTTGGTCGCAGCGTAATCGTTGACCAGGGCGGCGGCCTGGTTGGCCAGGTCGCGGATGTAGGACTGCGTCGGGATGATGGCGTAGGCCTGCGCCGACGCATTGGCACCCAGGTAAGCTGGGCTGATCGTCAGGGCAACGCCTGAGACCACAGCCACGATTTCATAGATCTTGCCGTCAGGCCCCAGAAGGCCCTCGCCTGCTGCCGTTCCGCTGATGAAGTCGGTGCCGCTTCCGGTGACGGTGGTGCTGCCGTTGGTGACGGAAATGGTTCCCGTTCGATACCATGATGTCATGTTGTTGCTCCTTAAATGGGTTCGGTTGGCCACGTCACGTTTGACGGGTCGGGTTGGTTGGTGATGTCGCGCAGGGCTTGCCGGTATGAGGTCCAGGCCGATTGCGTTGCACCTGGTACGTCGGGCAACTGCGTCCAGTCCGATGCAGCCAGTAGGACATTGCGCTGTACACGCACGGCTGCCCACAGGTCGTCAGGCGTGCGGGGATCGATCCACCGCTTGGTGGCGTAATCAAACTGGTGAAAGATCGAGGGCTTGGCAGGCTTTTGGACGATCGCGCCGCCATCAAAATAAACTTGGTCGGGCCAGTACCCGGTCTCATCGAGGACAAAGAAACTGGAGCCATTCATCTCGGCGATGGCTTGAGCGTCGTCCTCGGGCCCGAGCTGCTGGCGGATTTTGAGGCTGCCGTCGGCGTTGAAGATGTGCAGGTAAATCACCGGTAGCTCCTCAAAAGCGTGAACCGCGCCAGGTGGTTGCCGGTTGCGTACTGCTGCAGTGCATACATGTAAAGCGTGTGCGTGCCTGCAGCCAGGCCGGAGTAAAACGCCGGGATCGTCACCGTGCAGTCATCGCCGCCGGTGCAGGAGTCGTAGGACGTGTATCCGTCGATCTGCGCGCGCACCTCGAACGTGCCAAGGATGTTGCTGGTCGTGAAACCGTAGGTCAGCAGGATCGATGCGTTGCCGGCGTGCTCCATGGTGAAGGTGTAGGTTGCCCAGCTGCCGTTGGGTATCCACTGGAAGGTCGACAGAAACTCGGTTGCAGACTTCGACACGATATTGGCGTTGGCGATCAGCTGCCCATTGATCGTGATGCCTCCCGTCATGTCATAGACGATGTTGTTGACTGGCGTGCCAATGGCAAAGGTGCCGTTGCTGTTGAAGACAGCGCCATACCCGGTCATGGTTCCGGTACCGGACGGACCTACTGCAGGCGTAAGGCCATTTGAGACAGTCAGGCCCTCGGCGTTGATCGAGCGGGCTGAGATCGAGCCGTCAATGATCAGGGAGCCATCCAGGCCGAGCGCAGTCGTGCCGTTGACGGTGCCGAGTGACAATACGGCTTTTGGTGTTCCGGTTCCGTCTGGGTTGCAGATCAGGAACTTGTTGGCCAGGATCACGAAGGACCCGACGGTTCCATCGCTGTTGAGCTCGAAGCCGGTCACGTGGTTATTGACGTCCACCTTGACCGAGTACTTGGCATTGAGCGTGCCAAGGGCCGAGGCGTTGGCGCTGCTCTCGGTCTTGACCGCTGCATAGTCTCCAGTGTTGAGCCGGGCCTGCACAGTGCTGAGGGCGCTGGCATTGGAGCTGCTGGCGCTGGCGGCTGCGTTTGCCGTGCTCTGTGCGGTGGCGATGTTGGCAAAGGTGGTGCCGCCACTGTTGAGCTGCGCCTGCACCAGCGCGGTGGTGCTGGCGGCCGAGCTGATGGCATCTGCCTTGGCTGTGTCCACGTAGCTGACGCTGGCCTTGGTTGCGAGGCCGGTGCTGCCACTGTTGACTGAGGCTTCCAGGTTGGTGGCGCGGGTGGCCAGCGCCGACGTCTGCGTGGCGCGGGTGCTGGCCTCGCTGACGATCGATGCCGTATTGGTGGCGATGTCGCCCTCGGTCGTCGTCACCCGGGCGGCAAGCGCTGCCCTGGCGCTGGCCTCGGCAACGTCGGCATCCGATCGCGCAGTCTGCTCTGCGGTGATCGATGCGCCATTGGCGGCAACGGCAGCCGTCAGGGTGCTGATGTCCGAAGCGGTTGCAGTGTGCTGATCGGTGCGGACGATTTGTTCCTCAAGGAACGCGGCCACGTTGGCGCTGACATTGCCTTCGGTATTGGTGACGCGCGCCTCAAGTGCGGTCCGGGCGCTGGCCTCGGCGCTGATCGCGTCGGCGCGCGTCGTTTGCTCGCTGATGATCGCGGCCGTGTTGCCCGCCACGACAACGCCCAAGGCAAGCCTGGCAGTGGCCTCAGCGGCATCGGCTGTGGCGCGCGCGATGCGCTCATCGCTGATCTGCGCGGCATGCCCATCCACTACGGCAGCAAGGAATAGGCGCTGGGCGGCCTCGGCGCTGATGTTGGCGTCGGTGTAGGCGGTCAGGTCGTTGCGCGCCAGGGCGAGCGTCTGGGCGGCCAGGTTCGCGTCGGCTTCGTTGTTGAGGATCGAGCGCAGCAGCGTCTGGGCATCGATGTTGGCATCTCGATAGGCTTTATTGGCTTGCTGCACCATGCTGGTGATCGAGCTGGTATTACCCAGAGCCGACAGCGTTGTTTCTGCGCTTCCGAGTCGGGCATCGATGCCGCCGGTCACGCTGCTGAAGTCGGTGCTGCTGACCTTGGTGGCCACAGTGCCGGTCAGCGCGCTGATATTGGTCTCGGCCGTGGTGACGCGTGCTGTGGTAGCGGTCAGAGCGACGTCCGATGCCTTCAGCGACACGGCGGCGTTCAGGCTGCTGATATTGACTTCGGCCGTCGTGACCCGCAGGTCCATGCCCTCAAACAACACCAGATCGGCCGTGCCCAGCGTGGCCGCAGCGATGGCGCCGTCCACATACATGGTGCTGGCCTTGAGCGCGATGCTGCCGTCATGGGCATCAAGCCGGGCGTCAACGGTCGTCAGGTGCGAGTTGTTGGCTTCGACGGCGTAAATCTTGACTGTGCCTGTTGCCGGGTCGGTGTAGATGCCGGCATCGCTGATGACAGACAGCGATGTGTTGGTGCTGATCACGTCGCGCAACAGGCCGGCTGCAGATGCGTCGAGGTTGACCTGCACCTTGCGATTGAGCCCGGTCTGTATGGCGGCGAGCTGCGCCAGGGAATACGGCAGCGCCGGCTGCGCGGTGTTGCCGTCGATCAGGTTGATGCGGTCATTCAGGCCAGCCATTAATTCGGTGGCACCAATGGCGGCGTTGAGTTGGGTCAGGAGGGCTGATGGGTTGGTGCTTGGTGCTGCAGCGATGCCGGCGGTGGCGCTCAGTGGATAGAAGTCGCTGTCGTTGCCCGACGTGTCCACCACGCGGGCCCAGTAGTACCAGGTTTGTCCAGGCGTCAAGCCCGGATGCGCCCAGGCCTGCGCCGGGCTCTTGACGCTCGACAGCAGGTAGGCTGATGCCCGGTTGTTTGTGGTGGCACCCCATACCTCGATAAAGTCGCGGTCGATCTGGCTTGCGGTGAACGTCCAATTCAAGGTGATCTCAAACATACCGCCGACAGCCGTCAATCCGGTCAGAGGGTTCGGCTTGTTTCCGGCGAAGGTGTGGGTATACGCGGCAACGCTGGCCAGGGACTGCTTGGACTCGCCCCAGACGTTGAACGCCGGGAACTTAAGGTAGATCGGCGAGCCGATGCGGTCGATCGGCACCGTGTACTTGAAGATGACGTCGTCCAGGCGTGCGAACTGGGCGCCATTGGCATGCGTGGCATTGGCCGTTCCCTTTTGGCCTCGGCGCAGATAGCTACCCAGGCTGTAGTGGTAGGCCGACGTCAGCGTGGCTGCGCTGTAGCTGATCAGTTCGCCGTCCACCCACAGCATGGTGTTGCCTACATCGGCATCAGCGTTGGTGCCCGCCAGCAATTGGCCCCGTGAGGCGGTCAAATCGACCGCCAGCGCGTGCGTGGTGTCCGGGTCGGTACCAGCAACAAGGGAGGCCGTTAAAACGCCGTGGCGGGCCGGGCTTGTAATGGTGCCGATCTGCCGGTAGGTGCTGCCGTCGCTCGACGCCCAGACTTCGCAGCCACCCCATTGGGTGCCGCCGCTGGCCGCGATCCATAGCTGCAGGTCCGGCGCGGTGAGTGCGTTCGGCGCTTCGAAGATGGCCGGCGTGTTGGTGTCGCCCGGCACAATAGCCTGGTTGACGTTATAGCCGCCATTGATCGGAACATTGGCGACGACGTGTGAGCTGACGCCCGGCGGCGCATCTTCGGCGAGCACGGTAAGGGTGCCGAATTCATCCTCATCGACCGAGAGGATGCGCACCGGGTACAGGTTCAGCCCCAGCGCGGAGTCTGTCAGTGTCACCAGGTCCGTCGGCTCAAGGTAGCACCACTGCCACCCCAGGCGAAATGAATACTGAGATCGCACATAGACGGCGCGCTGCAGGATCAGCATGGCGACGACGTTTGCTGCGGCTGCGTTGGCGATCTGGTGCGCTGTGATGTTGGACATCGGGCGCAGGCCGTACACATCGATGGCCGCCTGATCCTGTACCACCACGGTGGAGACGTTGTAACTGTTGGCGCGGTCCAGGTATTCGACCGTGACCTGGTTGTAAGCGTCTGCCGTCGTGCTGACGGTGGCGGCAATTGCGTTGCGCTTGACGATCACTGGGTCGGCGCCTGAGTTGCCCAGGAAGTCGTCGTCGCCCAGGTTTGCAATAACGGTCAGGACCGGTGTGTAGGTGGCGCCGTTCAGTGTCAGGGCGGCATCACCATAGGGCACCAGCTTAAGCACGCCCTCGCTGACATAGATGCCCGTATTGGTGATCTGCGCCAGGTCAGTGATCATCTGCGCTGCCGCTGTCTGCGTGTCGTAGCACGGCGAGATCAGGATGCCGGCGGCCCGGCAGTAATTAGAGTACTGCGTGAGGCCTGAGATCGGCGGCGCATCGGGCACACCGTAGATTTGGCTTGTCAGCAGGTCACTCACAACCTGCGACGGATCGGCATCGCTGGTGCCCGACAGGATCAGCTTGCCTGATACCTCGAATGAGTGGTTCGGCAGATTGGAGCTGTTGCCGAGGTCATAGCTCGCGGCTGCCGCATAGGTGATGCCCTGGTAACCGATAGCCTGGTCGGCATGCGAGCTGGTCAGGTAGCTCCACGGCGACTGCGGGTAGGTGCCGAGAAACAGTGAAAAAAGCGTGCTGGGATCGACCACCGACTTGTCGATGAATGCGTTAGGGATGCCAGCCACCGGACCTTCGCAAAGGCCCAGGATCAAGGATGCCGTGTAGGTGTGGGTCGTGCTGCTGGAGCCGCCGCCTTTGCCGCCCTGTGACGTCGTGTGCTCGATCGGCGTGAAGTCGCCATACCAGAGCAGGTTCGGCGTCACCCGGGTTGTGCCGTACACGATCGGGATCGGCTTGCCATTCGAGCTCGACTGAATCGTCATCCCCGTCAACGGGGTGTCCGATGTCGACATGCCGCCGCCGCCAAATAGACCGCTCATGACGCTACCCCCCGCACACGGTAGCAGCCGGCAAAGCGCCCGGCGAGCGGGCCGGTGTCAGCCTCTGTGAGTACCACGCGACCGACATCGCTCCAGGCGTGGCAGACCACAGGCCAGCCGACAACGATCGCGCCGTGGGCGGCGTGGCGGCCATAGGTAAACATGGCGATGTCGCCGGGCTCGATCGGGCTACCTTCAGGCAGTGGGTCGGCGTACTGGCGCAGGATGGCCAGGAAGCGGGCTTCGTCTCGGTGCATGTGCCAGTCGGGTGGGTAGTGGTCAAGCGTCACGTCAGGAACCAGGCCGACGGCGGTAAAGACGCCGATCAACAGGTTGGCGCAGTCAACGCCGACGCCCTTGAGGCGCGCGGCATGGTGAAACGGCGTGCCGATCCACTCCATAGCCTCAACAACGACGTCGGTGCGCGAGGCGGTCATACAGCGGTCTCCGGTGTCGGGATGTATGGTGCGCCCCGAAAGTTGACGACATTACTGAACTTGGTTGTGCAAGTGGCCTGCAGCTTGTCGCAGCCCGGGTAGGCAGAAAAGCTGGCACCGACAGTAGGTGCAGACGGCAGCGGCGAGAACAGCAGCAGCGAGCCGGTGGTATGCAGTTTGATGGTGCGTCGCACGCCATCAAGCGCGCCACCGGTGAACCGGATATAGCCCCGGTCAAAATACCCGGCAGCCTGGCCAAGTCCGCTCAAGATCAAAACATCGGTGCTGCCAGTGGCAATGGTTGAGGCGGCGGCAAGCGTCGCGCGTGCTAGGCCGCAGCCGCTGTCATACAGAGTGTGGATGCAGCCCGGCTGGAACAGGTTGCGCGGCAGCTGCACAGCAAGCGACTCCGTGCTGGAGTTGATACGGGCCTGTAGCTCGGTGCGGCCCAGCTGCAGATCGGCAAATCGGCCAACAAACAGCGAGACAATACCCAGCGCCACCGGTGCCGGCGACAGAAAGGCTCGCTCAAGCGCCAGCGTTGCACCATCAAAGGCGCCACCGCGCGCGGCTGCCAGCAGCGAAATGCCGTTGATCAGGTCGGATGCCTGCGGGTAGATCGACACATCAAGCGTGTCAACCTCAACGCCGATGATGGTGCGGGTCTTGCCGCGCTTGAGCACCGGGCCCGAGGCACTGTGCGTGTAACCGGTAACGGGGTGCGTGATGTCAACGTCGTAGTCGGTCCAGCGCAGGATGGTGCCAGACGCCATGGTGACCGTGTACAGATCGGCCATCGTGAACGGGCCACCGCCTTGCAGGTGGGTGAGTAATGTCGGGCTGAGGGTTTTCATAATCAAACCCGATTGCCTACCGCACCCATCATCTGAACCTTTTGTGCGGACCACAGGTTCGACATGAACCGCGAAAATTCAGCCTGATCCTGCAGGAAGCGGCAGCGGTAGTAGTAGGTGCCCGTCCAGGTCAACGCAACACCATTGGCGGGCGCCGATACGAAAGTCACCAGACCGGTGCTGCCGATGCTGTAGACGCCGCTCGACATTGCTGTGCCGTCCGCCTTGATATTGGTGACGGCCAGCGGATTCATGACGGGCTCCGCGAAACCAAAACCGCCGGCGCCGCGTGTGCGCGTGAGTTGAAACACTCGGGTTGCGCCGTCACCCGTAGCAAACGCCATGTTGGTGCAGGCGTTATCTGCAGGCAATGAAATCAGAAACGAATCCCACATTCCTTTGCGCGCCAGGAAGAAACCCGTCAGGGTGTCGAGCTCGGGATAGATGGCGCTGGTGCGTAGGAACTCATAGCCCAGCGTGATGTCCCACAACGGGTATTGCATGAAGGCGGCGCGCGTCTCGCGGCCCGACACTGCCTGCTGCGCTTTGGTCGAAAACTTTGGCGCAACCACAGGCGACGTGGCTGTAAGGCCAGGCAAGGCGATGGGGTAAATGGCGTTGCTCATGCTTTGGTCGGTGAAAAGTTGCGGCCAAGCCGGCGCAGGGCCGGTGCCAGGACGTGACTGTTTTGGCTCAGGAAGTTCTGAAAGTCCTGTGTGCTCTGGGTGTGAACATGCATGTGCACGTCGCCACCACTTGCCGCTGCGACGCCCTGCCCCTGGTCGGCCAGGCTGCGGATGACGTCGGCGTGCTTGGCGGGCAGGATCATTTCGCGTGCGTGCGTCTGCACGATCGGGTTGACGTTGCCTGGTATGTCGAAGCCGCCCTCGGCCGATGCCAGGCTGCCAAAGGCCATTACGCCGGCGTAGGCCACGGCAGCGGCTGCGGGTGCCAGGAAGGGGCCGATGTAGGGAATTCCCACAACCGAGTTGTACGCTGCGCCGGCTGCCGCCATAGCGTTGTTGTTCAGCTGGACCATCGAAGTTTCCTTGGACGCCAGGCGCATCTTGATCTGGCCCATGATCCAATCCGTCGCCATCTTCGACACCGTTTGCGCCAGGCTCTGGCCGATGCCGGCGAACAGGCTGCGAAAACCCTGCCCGATGGTCTGCGTGCCATTGAGGATATTCTGGATCGAGCCCTGCATGCTGCTTTGCATGCCTTGGAAGAATTGCGTCTGGTACTTGGCAGAATCTACCGCCTGCGCACCGCGGATCTGGCCCAGGCGCAGCTGGTGCGCGCGTTCGAGGGCTTCCAGCTCCGTATTGATCTTTTCAATTTCGACTGGGTTCTTGTCTTTGTCCAGTAGTGCAATCTGAAGGCGCTCCTGGATGGCTTCCCGCGCGATCGCATTGCGGCGCTGTTCAAACTGTGCCTGTGACGCAAGCACCTGTTCTTGTGTGATTAAGCCAAGCTGCGCTGCGCTCTGAATGGTCTGCTCTTCAAGGGCAACCGTTTGCAGGCGCGCATCACGCTCAGCCTGCACGCGGCTGGAACGAATAGCGCGCTCCTGCTCGGCAGCCTGGCGCTGGATCTCGACGATGCGCTTGGCGGACTCTTCGTACTGCTTAGTGCCCTGCTGATATTTGGCCTGGATCTCCAGTTCGATGCGCAGGCGCTCGGTGGTGTTGTTCTTGTAGGCTGCAGCCTCGGCCTGCAGGGATGCCACCTTAACTTCAAAGCCTTGCTTGATACCGGCCATTTCCAGTTCGGCGGTCTTGCGGCTCAGGGCGGTGCGTTCTGCGGAGCTGAGTCCTTGCCTGCTCTTGATGTCCGTCCAGTATTTCAGCTCGGCGGCCTTGCTCATTTCACGATACTGCCCTTCGAGCATTCCTTTGCGCTCCAGGGCGGCCTTCTCGACAGAAAGCGCCGCTTCCCACTCCGCCATTTGTGAAGTGTCCTTGGTCTTGCCAAGATCTCCCATGGTCTTGGTGCCCTTGCTGGGGTTGGCCAATTCAGTGCCTTTGCCATAGAGCCGGTCATAGTTCTTCTGAAGGGCTTTATCAACATCGTTGCCAGACTCCACAAAGTTGGCAAAAGCACCGGTAAAGGCTTGCCCCACGCGTTTGCCCACATTCTTGGCGGATTCAAATGCGCCGCTGAAGTCGCCTTTGAACAACTTGCTGAACACATCGCCAAGCAGGCCAGCGCCATCCACAATGAGGCTGATGGCTTCAAAAATGACGCCGGAAACTGTCTTAACCGCAGCCTTGAGAAATTCAAAAGCGCCCAGCAGACCCAGCATGGCGCCTTTGAACACCGCCACCACATAAGGGCCAGAAGACGCGAAGTATTCGCTCAACTCGGTGAAGACCGGCATGACAGCCTCGCCGATGGTCTTCTTGATGGCCATGAAGACGTCGCCAACATCGTTGATTGCGAGTTTGTACTTCTTGCTGGCCTCGACGCCCTCTTGGGTAATGGTGAGGCCTAGTTCCTGATTTTTTTGTTTTGCATCTTCGAGAACTTTATTGTTGAGCTTCTGCAGCGTCATAACATCTGCGACGCCTTTCCCGAACAGTGTTTGCGCTGCGATGTTTTGGTCAAGGCCTGCTTTGTAGCCGCCAACAGTGCCCAGCGCCTCTGTAAACAAAGTATTACTGTCGCGCAGGTTGCCATTGGCGTCGCGGGTTTTGAGGCCCATCTGTTGCAGGCCTTCCTCATTGTTTTTCAGCTGCTTGGCGAATTTCTGGAAGGCGCCGACATAAGTGTCGGTATCTGAACCGATGTCGCCCAGCGCGGTGTTGAGTGTGCTGGCCTGCGTGCCGGTGATGCCCAGCGACTTGGCTAGCCCCAGGCATTCGCCATTGAATTTGTTGGCAACGCCGATGGCATCTTTGAAGAATGCGCCCCCGGCAAAAATCGCGCTAATGACCAACAGCGGTTTCTGAATAGCGCTGAAGGCATCGCCAATTTTGTTAAACGATGACTTCATGGCGTCAGCGCCAGACGCAGCGCCGGTCACAGCCTTTTGCCAACCCGCCAAAAAGTTGGTCGGGTCAGCGCTGATGTCTTGCTTGAAGTCTTTATCGTCGTTTGCCATTTTCAATTCCTCACGGGGTCACGGTTCCAAAAAACGTACGCTCCAACGCTGCCAATGCTTCCATCGGTGTTCCGGCGGTGCGCAAGTCATCGCTCGCCGGTATTGCACCCATGCCGGCCATCCACGGCGTCTGACTCGGCATGACCGGTCCTTCGTTGGGTGCGTCGGATCGGGTGCTTCGCACAACTTCGGACGGAGCCTCAAAGCCCAGGTACGCCGCCACCAACAAATGCATTGGTGGGTGCCTTTGCCAGTACCGGTTGAGTGCCTTGAGGCGAGGTATGGTGAGCCGGCCGGCTTCGTCCCACGTCCATCCTGTATTGGCGATGACGTAGGCACGAAGGTCGTCCCATTCGACTACATCATCCCCGCCCGAGCTTCCCCCGGGATGGGCTCCAGTGCACTGACGCCGCGCACCGCATCCATGACCAGTTGCACGGTGCCGATCGTTATCAACTTTCGACATTGGGCAACGGTCATGTCCGGGTGCTTGAACTTGAGGCTCTCGCAGGCAATTTCAGCGACTGCCAAGACACCTTCTTTGGGCATCGTGACGGTTGAGGCGCCGAGGCCTGACACCGCAATGAACTGTTCTTCCAACGCCTCAATCTGGTCCAGATCGAGGGCGCGAAAAGTCCAGTCCTTTTCGGACAATGCGATAGTGACAAACTCTTTCATGTCTGGCACCAGTAGCCTGCAGACCCGGTTCCATCATCGAGCGCCATGAAGCCAAAATCAGCGATGGCAAAGTCTTCGTTTTTGAACGGCATGCTGAGCTTGTCGCTTTGGCAGTTTGTAAGCTTGATGCCGAGCTTGCTGCCTTTGCTGTCGTTGTAAAGGATGGCTGAGAAGCTCGGACTATTGCCCATGAGCTGATTGGTCATGGGAACGATGATGCCGCCCGTTGTCGCGGTGTATTCGCTGCTGATCAGCACGGCCTTGCCGATATCTGTAGCCGCAAAGGTGTAGGCGCCTGCGCTGACCGAATACTGGCCAGTGGTGGGCGCTGTTGCGACGTGGGTAAAGTTGTTGCCCGATGTATCCATTACGCCCAGGTCGGACACCCAGGTGCCGCT